ATCTAAGACAGGATCTGATGCCAAAAAAATGTTTACAGATAAAATTGTACCTATATCAATTAACTATCCGTTTTTCTTTAGTCCTATTCAAGATGGTATGGATCGGCCTAAATCAGAACTCGCTTATAGAGTACCTGCGTCTAAGTTTACTAGAAAGAAGATCACAACAAACGAAAAACTTGAAGATATACAAGGACTAGATACAACTATAGACTGGAAGAACACAGGTGATAATAGTTATGATGGTGAAAAACTAAAACTACTAGTGCATGATGAAAGTGGTAAATGGGAAAGACCTGATAATATTTTAAATAACTGGAGGGTTACAAAAACATGTTTACGATTAGGTAGTAGAATTATAGGTAAATGTATGATGGGCTCAACTTCAAATTCATTAGATAAAGGTGGAGACAATTTTAAAAAACTATACAACTCGTCAGATGTCACTAAAAGAAATAGAAATGGCCAAACAAAGTCTGGTCTCTATTCTTTGTTTATCCCAATGGAATGGAACTATGAAGGTTTTATTGACGAGTACGGAATTCCTGTATTTGACACGCCTGATAGCGACGTCTTCGATCCCCAAGGAGAGTTAATAGACATAGGTGTTGTAGAAAATTGGCAAAATGAAGCTGATGGTTTAAAAGGTGATCAAGATGCTTTAAACGAATTTTACAGACAATTCCCAAGAACTACAGAGCACGCGTTTAGAGACGAAACAAAAAACAGTATATTTAATCTTGTAAAAATATACGAACAAATAGATTACAACGAAGAAATGACTAGAACACTAGGTGTTTCAATAGGTAATTTTCAATGGGTTAATGGTATAAAAGATTCAAATGTAATATTTTATCCAGATCCAAAAGGTAGATTTAAAGTAAGCTGGGTACCACCTCAAGAATTACAAAACAAAGTTGTAATTAAAAATGGTATAAAACACCCAGGTAACGAACATATGGGTGCTTTTGGTTGCGATAGCTACGATATATCAGGTACCGTCGATGGCGTCGGCTCTAAAGGTGCACTCCATGGATTAACTAGGTTTAGCATGGAGGACGCTCCTGCTAACCAGTTCTTCTTAGAATACTTAGCTAGACCACAAACCGCAGAGATATTCTTTGAAGATGTTCTAATGGCATTAGTGTTTTACGGGATGCCTTTACTCGCAGAGAACAACAAACCTCGTCTATTGTACTATTTACGAAGACGTGGTTACAGAGGTTTTAGTATGAACAGACCTGATAAGATATGGAACAAATTATCTGTAGCAGAAAAAGAAGTTGGCGGAATACCTAACTCAAGCGAAGACATTAAACAAGCACACGCCGCTGCTATTGAAATGTATATACAAGATCACGTAGGTATAAACAAAGAAGGTACGTTTGGTAGTTGTTATTTCAACGAACTGCTAAATGACTGGGCTAAGTTTGATATAAACAAAAGAACAAAGCATGATGCTTCTATAAGTTCTGGTTTAGCTATTATGGCTAACAATAGACATTTATACGCACCAAATGCAAAAGTAGAAAAACCAAAACTAAACATAAGTATTGCTAGGTATGAAAATAAGGGCGGTACATCTAAATTAATTAAAAAATAAATATGGCAGAGTCTGTTATAAAAAGTTATTTTCCTAGTCAAGTTGTTAGTGATGCTGAAAAGCTAAGTTATGATTATGGTTTGAAAGTTGCAAAAGCAATAGAAACAGAGTGGTTTCACAATGAGAATAGCCACGCTAGGTTTGCAACAAATAAAAACGATTATCACAAGTTAAGATTATACGCAAGGGGAGAACAATCAATACAAAAATACAAAGATGAATTATCTATAAACGGTGACTTGTCTTATCTTAATTTAGACTGGACACCAGTACCTATTATACCTAAGTTTGTTGATATTGTGGTTAATGGTTTATCTGACAGAACTTATGATATAAAAGCGTACTCACAAGATCCTTATGGTGTGAACCAAAGAACAGAGTATATGAACGCTTTGTTAGAAGATATACAAATGAAATCATACAATGATTTTATTCAAGCAGAATTTAATATAGATATTACTAATTCTGATCAAGGAACTTTACCATCAACTGAAGAAGAGTTACAACTACACATGCAGTTAACATATAAACAGTCTGTAGAAATAGCAGAGGAACAAGCTTTGTCTGTTTTAATGGAAGGTAATAAATATGAGCTTACAAAGAAAAGATTTTATTATGATTTAACAGTATTAGGTATTGGTGCTGTAAAAACAGACTTTACTACTTCAGAAGGTGTTACGATTAGTTATGTTGATCCAGCTGACTTAGTTTATTCGTATACTGAATCACCTTACTTTGATGATTTATATTATGTTGGTGAAATAAAAAGTATACCTGTAAATGAACTAGCTAAACAATTTCCACATTTAGATGCTGGAGATTTAGAAGATATAATGAAAAATAAAAATTATCTTCAAACAAATTATAATCAAGGATCAACAAGTTACAAAGAGTTAGATAATAACAAAGTGCAAATTTTATATTTTAATTATAAAACCTATATGAACGAGGTTTATAAAGTAAAAGAGACTGGTAGTGGTGCTGAAAAACTAGTTGAAAAAGATGACAACTTTGATCCTCCTGAAAACAAAGAGGGAAGTTTTGGTAAACTACAAAGATCAATAGAGTGTTTGTATGAAGGTGCTTTAATAGTAGGTACAAACAAATTACTTAAATGGGAGATGGCTAGAAACATGATGAGGCCTAAAAGTGATTTTACTAAAGTTAAAATGAACTATGCTATTGTTGCTCCACGCATGTATAAAGGTAAAATAGAAAGTTTAGTAAGACGTGTTACTGGTTTTGCTGACATGATACAGCTTACACATTTAAAAATTCAACAAGTATTAGCTAGAATGGTGCCAGATGGTGTTTATTTAGATGCTGATGGTTTGGCTGAAATAGATTTAGGTAATGGTACAAACTACAACCCGCAAGAAGCTTTAAACATGTTTTTTCAAACAGGTTCTGTAATAGGTAGAAGCTTTACATCAGAAGGTGAAATGAATCCTGGTAAAGTACCAATACAAGAAATACAGTCGGGTTCTGGAGGTCAAAAGCTACAATCACTTATAGGTAATTATAATTACTACTTACAAATGATTAGAGATACTACAGGGCTTAACGAAGCTAGAGATGGTAGTACACCAGATAAAAATGCTTTAGTAGGTGTTCAAAAACTAGCTGCAGCAAATTCTAATACAGCAACAAGACATATACTACAGTCTGGTTTATTTTTAACATCAGAAGTAGCAGAGTGTTTATCACTTAGAATATCTGACATTATAGAGTACTCACCAACAAGAGACGCTTTTATACAACAAATAGGTGCTCATAACGTTGCTACGCTAAATGAGGTAAAAAACTTACACTTATATGACTTTGGTATATTTATAGAACTTGCACCTGATGAAGAAGAAAAAGCTTTACTTGAAAACAATATACAAGTTGCTTTAGCTCAACAAACAATAATGCTTGAAGACGCTATTGACATTAGAGAGATTAAAAACTTAAAGTTAGCAAATCAACTTCTTAAACTTCGTAGATCTCAAAAAGAAGAAAAAGACTTTCAAACAAATCAAGCTAACATACAGGCTCAAGCACAAGCAAATGCACAAGCACAACAGATGGCTGCTCAAGCAGAAGTTCAAAAAAATATGGCTATAACAGAACAAAAAACTTCATTAGTACAAATTGAAGCGCAATTAGGGTTGCAAAAAATGCAAGCAGAAGGTGCTTTGAAAAAAGAACTAATGCAACAAGAGTTTGAATACAACATGCAGCTTAGGCAGATGGATAACGAAACTGTAAGCGACAAAGAAAAACAAAAAGAAGATCGTAAAGACGAAAGAACTAGAATTCAAGCAACTCAACAAAGTGAGATGATAGATCAAAGAAAAAGTGCAAAAGCACCTAAAAACTTTGAATCCGCAGGTAATGATAGTATAGGAGGCGGATTTGATTTAGGTGGATTTGAACCTAGATAACAATTATTAATTATTATTATATTATATTATGGAAGAAAACGTAGAAAACGTAGTTGAAGAAACTACACAAGCAACTGAACAACCAGTTGAAGAAACTAAAAAACCAGAAGTTAATGAAGACGGCGATAGAGTCGTTAATTTAAATAAACCAGAAGAAAATGAAACTAAAGAAGATAACCCTGACAACGAGGGAGTGGTTGGAGTCAATGAAGATGCCAATGCCACAGAAGAGCAAGAAGAAGTACAACCGGAAGAACAAACACAAGAAGAAGGTCCAGTATTAGAAGAAGTTACTGAACAAGAACAAAAAGAGGAATTAGCTGAAGAAGTTAAAGAAGCTATAATTGAAGCTAAAGAAACTGGAAAAGCTTTACCTGAAAATGTTCAAAAGCTAATGGACTTCATGGAAGAAACTGGAGGTACACTAGAAGATTACGTTCGTCTTAATCAAGACTTTTCTAGTTACGACAATATGACAGTGCTTAGAGAGTACTACAAACAAACAAAATCTCACTTAACAACTGATGAAGTAGAATTTTTAATTGACGATAGGTTTTCGTTTGACGAAGATGTTGATGAAGAAAGAGAGATTAAAAAGAAAAAGATAGCGTTAAAAGAGCAAGTTGCCGACGCTAAAGCCCACCTGGACAGGCAAAAGTCCAAATACTATGAAGAAATCAAAGCTGGGTCAAAGTTGACCCAAGAACAACAAAAAGCTGTAGATTTTTTTAATAGATACGACAAGGAGTCAAAAGAAAACGAAGCGGTTTTAGAAAAACAAACTAATACCTTTAAAACTAAAACAAACAATGTTTTTAATCAAGATTTCAAAGGTTTTGATTTTAATGTTGGTGATAAGAATTATAGGTTTAACGTTAAAAACTCTAACAAAGTAAAAGAAACTCAAAGTGATATTAATAATTTTGTCAAGAAGTTCTTGAATGAAAATAATGAAATGTCAGATGCTAAGGGTTATCACAAGTCTTTGTTTACCGCTATGAATCCTGATGCTGTTGCAAGACATTTTTACGAGCAAGGTAAAGCTGATGCTTTAAAACAAAGCGTTGCTAAAGCTAAAAACGTAAACATGAAACCAAGGCAAGAACACGGAGTTGTTGAAGCTGGAGGTATGAAAGTAAAAGTATTAGGTGATAATTCTTCTGATTTTAAGTTTAAAATTAAAAACAAATAAATTATAAATTTAAAACAACAAAATTATGGCAATTTCAAATCCGGGTCCTGGTAATTCAGGAGTCACTGGTAGTTTAAATAGCGTACCTGCTTCACAAAAAGCACTGCTATCTTCAAACTACATAGATTTTACCGCAGACGGAAACGACTGGGGTCAACAATACGTACCAGATCTTATGGAAAAAGAAGCTGAAGTGTTCGGTAACAGAACTATTTCAGGATTTCTTGCACAAGTAGGAGCTGAAGAAGCGATGTCTTCTGATCAAGTTATTTGGTCTGAGCAAGGTCGTTTACACTTATCTTACATTGGTAAGTACGATACAAATGAAGCTACTTTTACTGTAACTAAAGATATTGATGGTAACGCATTAAGTACAACTCACGGTGTTAGAATTAACGACATGGTTGTTGTAGCAACTGCTGAAGGTACTATCAAATGTTTAGTATCAGCTGTTTCTGCTGCTGTTATAACAGCTTTACCTTACGAAAGAGCTACAGCTGATCTAGCTTCTGCTTTTTCTGACACAGGTGCTCCATCTGCTGATAACGCTACGTTATTAGTTATTGGTTCTGAGTTTGGTAAAGGTAAGCAAGGTCAAGGAGCTACTACAGCTACTGTAAATAATGGTTTTGGTGCTGTTAAACCAACTCACCAATCATTTCACAACAAGCCAATCATAATGAAAGATTACTATGAGATCTCTGGATCTGATGCATCTCAAATTGGTTGGGTTGAAATTACAGGTGAAGCTGGTCAGTCAGGTTACTTATGGTACCTAAAAGCTGAAGGCGAAACTAGATCTCGTTTTGCAGACTACATGGAAATGTCTATGTTAGAAGCTGTTAAAGGTGTTGAAGCAGCTTCTACTGCTGATGGAACTGTTAACGGTGCTGCTAATGGTTTCGGTACTGAAGGTTTATTCGCTGCTGTAGAAACTAGAGGTAACGTTACTACTGGTGTTACTGGTGTTAACGCTGCTACTGATTTAGCTGAGTTCGATGCAATATTAGCTGAGTTTGATTCTCAAGGCGCTATTGAAGAAAACATGATGTTTATTAACAGAGCTACTAGTTTAGCAATGGACGATATGTTAGCTTCAATGAATTCTTACGGTGCTGGTGGTACTTCTTACGGAGTATTCAACAACTCTGAAGATATGGCGTTAAATTTAGGTTTTTCTGGTTTCAGACGTGGATCTTACGATTTCTACAAGTCTGACTTTAGATACTTAAACGATAAGTCTACAAGAGGAGGTATTAACTCAAGAGATGCTGTTGCTCCACTTAGAGGAATTATTATTCCTGCTGGAACATCAACTGTATATGACCAACAATTAGGAAAGAATCTTAAGAGACCTTTCTTACACGTTAGATACAGAGCTTCTCAAACAGAAAGTAGAAAAATGAAAACTTGGACTACTGGTTCTGTAGGAGCTGTAACATCTGATTTAGATGCAATGCAAGTACATTACTTATCTGAAAGATGTTTAATTACTCAAGGTGCTAACAATTTCATGTTAATGAAATAAGCACAAAACTTTGAAAGAACCGGGGCTTCGGCCTCGGTCCTTTTATTTTTATTAATTTTATTATATATTATATTATGGCAAAAAAACAAACAAAAGCCTCATATCAAGGAGATCCTGGTGATGAGCATATAGAAAAAGTAGTACCGGTTATGGAAACACCAAAACCTAAAAAAGTAGAACCTGCAAAACCAAAGTGGGAGATTAAAGCTAGACAATATTTTCTAAAAAAAGGTAATAAACCTTTATCTTATACTATGAAGTCAGCAAACATACATTGGTTTGATGAAGAAAAAGGTTACGAAAGAGAATTAAAGTACTGTTCAAATCAAAGAACTTGTTTTGTTGATGAAATGATAGGTGATCAGAGATTAGAACACATAACTTTTAGAGCAGGAATATTAGCAGTACCAAAAGAAAAAGTTGTCTTACAACAGTTGTTATCTCTTTACCACCCACATAGAAACAAGTTATTCTATGAATGGCAGCCAGAAGTTGCAGCTAAAAGCGAGGTGGAAGATTTAGAAATGGAAATAGAAGCTCTTAACGCGGCGCAAAATTTAGACGTAGATATGGCAGAAGCTGTA